GCTCGTAAGGCGTTTATGCGGTTGAGGTCGTTTTTTGAGAATGAGCGGCAGTTTCCTGACTTGTATCGTATGGTGAAGTCGATTCGTGCGACGAATGGTCAGGAGGCTATTGTGTTGCATCATCCGGATTGTCCGACTTTTGAGAAGAAGTGTGGTTGTCCGGGTTGGGGTTCGGTTGAGTTTGTGGCCCGTTCTCGTGGTTCTGCTCGCGGGTTTACGGTTGATGATTTGGTGTGTGATGAGGCGCAGGAGTTGTCGGATGAGCAGTTGGAGGCTTTGCTTCCTACGGTGAGTGCTGCCCCGTCTGGTGATCCGCAGCAGATTTTCCTTGGCACGCCGCCTGGCCCGTTGGCTGATGGTTCTGTGGTGTTGCGTTTGCGTGGTCAGGCTTTGTCGGGTGGTAAAAGGTTTGCGTGGACGGAGTTTTCGATTCCTGACGAGTCTGATCCGGATGATGTGTCGCGGCAGTGGCGGAAGTTGGCTGGGGAGACGAATCCGGCGTTGGGTAGGCGTCTGAATTTTGGGACCGTGAGCGATGAGCATGAGTCTATGTCTGCTGCCGGGTTTGCTCGGGAGCGGCTTGGCTGGTGGGATCGTGGCCAGTCTGCTACGTCTGTGATTCCGGCCGATAAGTGGGCTCAGTCGGCTGTCGATGATGTGGAGCTTTCTGGCGGGAAAGTGTTTGGTGTCTCGTTTTCTCGCTCAGGGGATCGTGTCGCGTTGGCGGGTGCCGGCCGGACTGATGCTGGTGTGCATGTTGAGGTGATTGATGGCCTGTCGGGCACGATTGTTGATGGTGTGGGCCAGCTGGCTGACTGGTTGGCGTTGCGTTGGGGTGACACTGAAAAGATTATGGTTGCCGGGTCTGGTGCGGTGTTGTTGCAGAAGGCGTTGACGGATCGTGGTGTTCCGGGTCGTGGCGTGATTGTGGCTGATACTGGGGTGTATGTGGAGGCGTGTCAGGCGTTTTTGGAGGGTGTCAGGTCGGGTGTGATCAGTCATCCTCGTGTTGATTCTCGCCGTGACATGTTGGATATTGCTGTGAGGTCGGCTGTGCAGAAGAAGAAGGGTTCTGCGTGGGGTTGGGGTTCCTCGTTTAAGGATGGTTCTGAGGTTCCTTTGGAGGCTGTGTCTTTGGCTTATCTTGGTGCGAAGATGGCGAAGGCTAGGCGGCGTGAACGGTCTGGTAGGAAGCGGGTGTCTGTGGTATGAACTCGGATGAGTTGGCTCTGATTGAGGGCATGTTTGATCGTATCCAAAGGTTGTCTTCGTGGCATTGCCGTATTGAGGGCTACTATGAGGGCTCTAATCGGGTGCGTGATTTGGGGGTGGCTATTCCGCCGGAGTTGCAGCGTGTGCAGACGGTGGTGTCGTGGCCTGGTATAGCTGTGGATGCTTTGGAGGAGCGTCTGGATTGGCTTGGCTGGACTAATGGTGACGGCTACGGCCTGGATGGTGTGTATGCTGCGAATCGGCTATCAACCGCATCATGCGACGTCCACCTTGATGCACTAATTTTTGGGTTGTCGTTTGTGGCTGTTATCCCCCAGGATGATGGGTCGGTGTCGGTTCGTCCGCAGTCACCAAAGAATTGTACGGGCAAGTTTTCGGTTGACGGGTCTCGTCTGGATGCTGGCCTTGTGGTGCAGCAGACGTGTGATCCTGAGGTTGTTGAGGCGGAGCTTTTGCTTCCTGATGTGATTGTTCAGGTTGAGCGGCGGGGTTCGCGTGAATGGGTTGAGACGGGCCGTATACCGAATGTGCTTGGGGCGGTTCCGTTGGTGCCTATTGTGAATCGTCGCCGTACTTCTAGGATTGATGGCCGTTCGGAGATCACTCGGTCGATTCGTGCTTACACGGATGAGGCTGTTCGCACACTGTTGGGGCAGTCTGTGAATCGTGACTTCTACGCCTATCCGCAAAGGTGGGTTACGGGTGTGAGCGCGGATGAGTTTTCGCAACCTGGCTGGGTGTTGTCGATGGCTTCTGTGTGGGCTGTGGATAAGGATGATGATGGTGACACTCCGAATGTGGGGTCGTTTCCTGTGAATTCTCCTACACCGTATTCGGATCAGATGCGTTTGTTGGCGCAGTTGACTGCGGGTGAGGCGGCTGTTCCGGAACGCTATTTCGGGTTTATCACGTCTAACCCGCCTTCTGGGGAGGCTTTGGCTGCGGAGGAGTCTCGGCTTGTGAAGCGTGCTGAACGCAGGCAGACGTCGTTTGGTCAGGGTTGGTTGTCGGTTGGTTTCCTGGCTGCCCGGGCGTTGGATTCGAGTGTTGATGAGGCCGCGTTTTTTGGTGATGTTGGTTTGCGTTGGCGTGATGCTTCGACGCCTACCCGGGCGGCTACGGCTGATGCTGTGACGAAGCTTGTTGGTGCCGGTATTTTGCCTGCTGATTCTCGTACGGTGTTGGAGATGTTGGGGCTTGATGATGTGCAGGTTGAGGCTGTGATGCGTCATCGTGCTGAGTCGTCTGACCCGTTGGCGGCACTGGCTGGGGCTATATCGCGTCAAACTAACGAGGTATGATAGGCGATGGCTTCGGGGGTGGAGGCGAGGCTTGCTGCGACTGAGTATCAGCGTGAGGCGGTCAGGTTTGCTGGGAAGTATGCGGGCTATTATTCTGAGCTTGGTCGTTTGTGGCGTGCCGGGAAGATGACAGATGCGCAGTATGTGCGTTTGTGTGTGGAGTTGGAGCGTGCCGGCCATGATGGTTCGGCATCGTTGGCTGCCAGGTTTGTGTCGGATTTTCGCCGGTTGAATGGTGTGGATCCTGGTTTGATCGTGTATGACGAGTTTGATGCTGCGGCGGCTTTGGCTAGGTCGTTTTCGACTATGAAGATTCTTGAGAGTGACCCGGATAGGGCGAATGACACGATTGATGCGATGGCGGCGGGTTTTAATCGGGCTGTGATGAATGCTGGCCGTGACACGGTTGAGTGGTCGGCGGGTGCGCAGGGTAGGTCGTGGCGTCGGGTTACTGATGGTGATCCGTGTGCTTTTTGTGCCATGTTGGCTACGAGGTCGGATTATACGACTAAGGAAAGGGCGCTTACTACTGGTCATACGCGGCGTCATAAGCGTGGTGGTAAGCGTCCGTTTGGTTCGAAATATCATGATCATTGTGGTTGTACGGTGGTTGAGGTTGTTGGCCCTTGGGAACCAAATAGGGCTGATGCCGAGTATCAGAGGACGTATGAGAAGGCCCGTGAGTGGGTTGATGATCATGGGTTGCAGCAGTCGCCTGGCAATATTTTGAAGGCTATGCGTACTGTTGGCGATATGCGATAATTTGATGTGGTTTCCGGTTGTGCGCCGCCGGTTATTGGTGCACAGGGTTGTCTCCCGCACGGGGGTCAACAATGTTGTGTTGTTTTCCGCAAGGAGTGTAGGGTTAGGCTATGGCCGATCAGAGTGTTGAGGAACAGAATGTTGACAATGATGCTGTTGAGCCCGGAAAGGGTGGAGACGTTGTTGATGTTGTGAAGGATGGGCAGGCTGCCGGCGATGATCATGCCGGTGATGTTTCCGTGAAGGAGGAGTCTTCTTCTGGCACGGATTGGAAGGCTGAGGCCCGTAAGTGGGAGTCTCGTGCTAAAAGTAATTTCGCCGAGTTGGAGAAGCTTCGCGCCTCGGATGGTGATGCGGGGTCTGTGATTGATGATCTTCGCCGCAAGAATGAGGAACTCGAAGACAGGATCAACGGGTTTGTTCTTGAGGGTGTGAAGCGTGAGGTGGCTTCAGAGTATGGTTTGTCCAGTGATGCGATCGCTTTCTTGTCGGGTGGCGATAAAGAGTCGCTTGCCGAGTCTGCGAAAGCTTTGAAGGGTTTGATCGACCATAGTAGTGGTGGCGCGGGTGTGCGCCGTCTTGCGGGGAGTGCCCCCGTTGATGATGTTAAACGACGTGAGGGTGTCGCGTTTGTGGATGCTCTTGTCAATAATTCTAGGAGATGATTTCTGATGGCTGACGATTTTCTTTCTGCAGGGAAGCTTGAGCTTCCTGGTTCTATGATTGGTGCGGTTCGTGACCGTGCTATCGATTCTGGTGTTTTGGCGAAGCTGTCGCCGGAGCAGCCGACTATTTTCGGCCCGGTGAAGGGTGCCGTGTTTAGTGGTGTTCCTCGCGCCAAGATTGTTGGTGAGGGCGAGGTTAAGCCTTCCGCTTCGGTTGGTGTTTCGGCGTTTACTGCGCAGCCTATCAAGGTTGTGACTCAGCAGCGCGTGTCGGATGAGTTTATGTGGGCTGACGCCGACTACCGTCTGGGTGTGCTTCAGGATCTGATTTCTCCCGCTCTTGGTGCTTCTATTGGTCGCGCCGTGGATCTGATTGCTTTCCATGGTGTTGATCCTGCCACTGGTAAAGCGGCTGCCGCTGTGCATACTTCGCTGGATAAGACGAAGCATATTGTTGATGCCACCGATTCCGCTACGACTGATCTTGTTAAGGCTGTCGGCCTTATCGCTGGGGCCGGTTTGCAGGTTCCTAACGGGGTAGCCCTGGATCCGGCGTTCTCGTTTGCTCTGTCTACTGAGGTGTATCCGAAGGGGTCTCCGCTTGCCGGCCAGCCGATGTATCCTGCCGCCGGGTTTGCCGGTTTGGATAATTGGCGCGGCCTGAATGTTGGTGCTTCTTCGACTGTTTCTGGCGCCCCGGAGATGTCGCCTGCCTCTGGTGTTAAGGCTATTGTGGGTGATTTCTCTCGTGTTCATTGGGGTTTCCAGCGTAACTTCCCGATCGAACTGATCGAGTATGGCGATCCGGATCAGACTGGGCGTGACCTGAAGGGCCATAATGAGGTTATGGTTCGTGCCGAGGCTGTGCTGTATGTGGCTATCGAGTCGCTTGATTCGTTTGCTGTTGTGAAGGAGAAGG